CCTCTGGGGTAGAATCTGCCATTATTCAGTACCAAACTCTGAAAGAAGAGCGCGAATCTCAGGGTTGCCCGCTTCAGACTTCTGCTTGATGGTGAACTGAGTGAGGTAGCCGAACTTAGGATCATAGCTAATCCCCTCCTCGGCAGCCATCATTTCACGAGTTTTCTTATTCGCCTCATCTACTGTGTATTGGCCAGTTGACAACAGAGTATTGAACTTCTGATTCGCCATTGACTTAACCTCAAGGTGCCGCAAGAAGCTTCTTACATCCGCCAAAGGCAGAATCGGATTAGCAAGAAGATTTCTAAAGATACCAACATCCTTATCAGAGATAGATGATGCCGACTGGCTCTGGGACGCAAGACCGAACGCAATCGCGTTAATCGCGTTTTGCAACTCAACCGCTCCTCCTACCTTATCACTTAACTGAGATGCGATAGTTTGCGCGACGCCAGGTTCACCTTGCGCGTAGAGATTTGCAGCAGAGTTCAAGATGTCACCAATAGCGCCTCGATCATCATCATCAAGCTCTATCTTTGTGTCATTTGAAATCATGGTATCAATTGCACCGATAGCTCTGCGAAGGTCCCTTGCGGTCGCCTCATCATTTGCTGCTTCTCTAGCGATTTTTCGAGTATCTCCGAACTTAGGAAGCAACCGCTCTCTTTGATCTCTCAACGCTTTCTCTGCGTCTGCTGCGGCTTTTTTCTCCGCCTGCATGATGCCGTTAAACATTTGAACAGATGCTCTCTCATCCTGGAGAATCGCATATTCGGACTGCAACTTAGTCGCGTAACCTCGAGCAAGCGCGGCTCGCATTGAGTTTGTGGCCGCCATCTCGCTGCCTAATTGCCTTATGAGCCCATCGTGAAGTGTTTTGAGTTTGCCTTGTTTTGCCAAGCCCTTTTTCAACTCTAGGTCTGCAAACTTCATGATTGTATCAGCAGCAACATTTCCAAGTTTACCGCCTGAAGCTCCTCGCGCATACTCACCAAGCATCAATGCGCCAATCGCTGCAAACTTAGCCGCGCCGTCTTTGATGAAGCCCATGGGCTCAAGTTCAAGATTCTCTAAATCTTTACGAATATCAGTAGCCTGCTCACGCAGCGCAGCCTCTTCCTTAGATTTAATGAATGGCGCACCCATAGCGCGATCACCGATTCTGCGAATCTCATCGTATCTACCTGGTAGATCGGGAATCTCTTCGGGTGGACGCTGCAATCCAGCAGGGGGTTTCGGTATCTCACCGGGACCCATGCCCGGATATGCAAGGCCCGCAGGGACCATCATGGGGCCACCCAAGGTCTCAGTCTCAATACCAAATGGCAAAATTTGTGATTGCCCTGGAGCAGCTTCAGCAACACCGCCAAAACCAATTCCAATGGGAGCCCCTACGTCTTCATACCTAGTAGAAGTTTCAGGTGATGCGATAGCAGCCGGGGGGGCTAAGCTTTTCAAGTACTGCTCTGTTCTCGCTTCGATATTCGCCTGTTTTTCACGTTCTTGCTCTGGAGTAAGAGGAAGAAACGCACTCGATAAACCTTGAAAACTGCTCATTTCTTTTTGCCCTCCAATTTACTGAGTCGATTGTTCAGTTGACCCAGAGCAGCAAGCACCTTGTTGAAGTCAGGCCCCACTGTCTTAACGCCTTCAATCTCTTCAACCATCTCGCTGCCTGCTGAGGATTTCTCTAAATCTTGAGCCATCACCCCAGTCTCTTTTTCCCCTGCTTTATTGTACGTTTTGGGGGCGATAGCGTCTAGCATCTCTTGGATCTCCTTGTTGCCATCCCGGACGTTAGACTTCATACGCTCATCGGATACAAACCTCGCTAATTGACTTCCAGCTGTGCCTCCGCCAGTGATCGCGGCCTGATAGATTGGTAACGCCGCACCGCCACTTAGATAAACACCAAGAGCACCAAGACCACCACCAAGCAAACCACCAATACCTTGAGCTAAGAAGTCCTCTCTTTGGGCCTCTGCAAGTCTCGCTTGTTCTTGTCGAATCTCCGCGCCAATCTCCATCTGCTTCATGATTTGACGAGCTTGCTCTTGCTCTGCCAATCTTTGAGCCGCTGCCTCGCGCTCTTGAGCCGCTAAGATTTCGCCACTGGCTCTCTGCGCTGTGATGTTTCTCGCAGCAGCAAATGGGTCACGGCTTCTTGCCCCTGCTCCCCTGGCTTGAGCTCGCAAGCTTTGACCCATAGAGCGAATGTCTTCAACTGCTTTACTGTCAGGACCTTCGCCACGAGCAACTTGCCCAAGGCGCAAATACTCCTCAAGTAACTCGCCACTAAGCCCCCGTCTTTGAGCGCCACGCCTGCGCTGAGCTTGCCCTGCTTGTTCGTTTGATACCTGTTGAGACTCTACAGTGGGGGCTGGCTGACCCATACCGCCTTGTTGTCTCCCCATACCGCCCTGTTGGCGTCCGGTTCGACGAGATTCAGCCTGTGGTTCGCGTTCTCTGAAGTTTTCTTCTGTGACTGCCATGGCCGCTCCTATTCAAACATCTCTGGGATATACGCGCGACCAGATATAATTTTCATCATCTCTTCTCGCTTTTTTCGTTCTTCATCTGCCCTGAATGCTGGATCTGACATTTGAGTCACATCATAAAACTCTCGGCCTATGGCGTCTATTCTATCTCCGAGAGGCAATGTGACATCACGCTGTAATGGGCTTCCTAGCGAAAGTGCAGCTTCATCTATTTTTTGCTGTGTGGTTTTTTCTTCAGGAGGCTTATCAAATAAACCCTGTTGAGCCGCCGTCACGAGCCCTTTTGCTATTGAGCCCGTGATCCCTACAGATTGCTCTATTTTTTTCTGAGCATCTAACGCCGCCAGAGCATCATCTACTTTTTGTCGCGTTGCCATCGCCCTCTCATTGAGCGCTGCTTCTCTAGCCATCTCGGCAAGGACTTGACGACCGCGCAAGGCACGCGCTCTTGCTAAGGCCTGACTTCGCTGAGCCTGTTGTTGCCCCATGGTAAGACGTCTCTGGGCTTCTGCGATTGCAATGTTCTCTGCCAAAGATTGAGTATATGGATTGATCTCAGCCATCTTATACCTCCGCAATGGTCTGCGCTGCTGGCAGTTTGAAAGATCCCGGTCGAAGCCCTACTTCAAATGCAAGACCCGTCAAAACGGCTCCTTCTTGATTCGAGCTAATTAAAACCTTCACCGAGATTGATCGACTCTTTTGGTTCTTTAAGTGAATTCGAAACAGATAAGGATCGGAATCTGATGAGACCCCTGTTGTTTGAGTTTCAATGGCAGTCTCTTGATAGTCGTTAAATACAGACATCGTGAGATCATGCGAGTCCTTATAATCTCCGAGCAACTGAACTCTATAAACTCTTTGAGCTCCCTGAAGTCCATTTGCAGAGATAGTGTGCATTTGAACTTCCATATCATAGTTGTCCGTAGTCGTTACGCCGCCTGATGAGATGTATTGATCTGTAAAAATCTCCAAAGCTTTTGAGGCAGATAAGATTGTGCCATTATCCTGCAAAAGTTGATAATTACCATCTACAAGTCTGTGGTCTACAATCTTCTGATTGCTGGTGTTCAAAGTTTGAATCTGCCACTCATACCAAGCGTTGAAGTAAGTATTGTATACCAAAACCGATGAGTTGTTTTGCATAAGGATGCGAACTTCATTTTCCTCATCGTTGAGAACAATAGATCGAACCGGTGCGCCAATGGTCCCTTTGTTGGCAATAAAGGAATCCTCAATCTGGGCACCTAAATAAGCAATTTGAGTATTCGATGCGATTAAATAGAGGCCACGATCAGATATGTAAAATGCGCCTAATGAGCTAGATAAGTGTGCAGAACCTGCCACCATGCCCTGGCCGGGGCCTATATTCTTAGCTCCCGTAAACGCGCCTACTCCAGCATCAGAAGGACCATCGCCAAAGACCGCATAGACATTATTTGCGCTGAAGCAAACAAAGAAGTCAGGCATTTTTTCGATGCCTGTAATGCTTTGAGTCTCATCTTGAATAAGAATCTGAAACGGGGCAATCAAAGGAAAGCCGCAAGAAAAGCCTTGAGACAATGGCCGTGAAGCAAGCACAACATTGCGACCACTAACAGAGGCTGCCATCAGACGATTCTTATACAGCACTAAATCTGATATTGAACCAGTAGTGAAGTTGTCCGGGATACCACCAGTGGTATAAAGAATACGCTCTTTATCGATTACATTTTTAAAATCATCTACAAACGTAATGTATCTGTCTGTAGCATTAAATGCGATTGATTGAATCTTAAAGAACACAGAACCATTGTCTTCTGTTCTGTAGATATCTAACTGCGGACGAGCTGAGCTCCCATCGGTCAACTCTCTTCGAGTCATGTCAGTGATGTAAATTTGGCCACAAACAGATTGATTGCCGCCCTTGCTGATAACATCGCTCAATACAGTCGTAGACTCATGTAGGTCCCCGGCATCATCGACCGATGAAAACACAAACGCATAACTAACGCTTTGCGCGGCAGCATCTCCGACAATTCGATCAATGCCTTTGAGTTCTTTGATCTGAGGAAACTCCCAAAAGTTGTTCTCAACAACATTTGTCCCATCAAATACAAAGAGACTGCCACCCCCTATATAGGTCTTTAAACCTACTTCTTGAGAGGGGTAGCTTCGGTCAACTTGCTTTTTAAACTTATAAAGCACGCCCGCATAGTTTTGATCTGTCGTAACGCTTAAGGTCTCTGTTTGCCCTAAATCTGCTGATATGTCTTCATCTGCGATAAACTCATTCGAGCCAAACAAGAACTCTTTCTCATCAAGAGTATAAACCCTTGAAACACCATTCATTAGAGAGAACTTATTGATGATTCTGCTGCGAATCTCAGATGTAAGATTCAGAGCTTGGTTGCCCGTCAGGAAGGTAGCGACAACATTACCGTCTTCGCTTGCGATGTAAGTATTCCCCGAAGAAGAGCTCGAATTACCAACAGTCTTTGACATAGCAAAGTAAGCAGATACGCCATTGCTTCCAAAGTTGTGCATCATGATATCAGATATCAACGAAGCATCTTTGAAGGAGAACGCTGTTACGTCTTGTACCCCACTCGGAAGACTGTCTGAATCAATTTCAAACAAATAAATACCATGATCAGGCTTAATGATGGTGATGTCGTCAACATCAGTCTCAATGTCTCCTGATGCGATGGTTGATGTGCATCCCGATGCCCCATCCTGGGTAACGTTATTTGTTCCAGCAATAAATTGATTACCGGCGTGAATAATATCAAAGTCACCAGCGGCTACGGTGCCGCCAGAGGCTGCAATGATTACTTGAGCCGGGACTTCGCCGAAGTTCGCGGGACTAGTGGTTGACGCCTGGATCTCCGCTAATCCAGTTACATAGCCGGTTCCCGCTGAGGATGATCGAGATACGCTGCCTGTCAAAGCATTTGTTAAAGACTGACCTTGATCAGAGCAAAGCTCTAAAGCGATGCTGTAAACCACACTCGCACCAGTTCCTGACTTTATCTCAGCAGATGCAGCATTGAGCATTGAATGCCTTGAGTTTAGGCTGAAGGCCAAACCATCGGGCACCGTGGTTTCAGAGAAGAGCGATGTGCTTAAGTCGGCCTTGTAAATATCAACAAAAGTTCTGTAGTCATTCGAGCCACCCTTACCTGAACCCTGAGTAGAGTAACCAAGGAAGACGCTAAAGTTTGCAGACGTGTTCATCGCCCGCAAAGCAATATTAACACGGCAGCCTGTCTTGGTCGCTAAGTCGGTTCTTTGGCTGTCAGTCGTGTTGTATACGTTGTTCGTGACGTCGAGCGTGGTTGCGACAGAAAGCGAGCCACCAGATGACTCTGTGATTTTGGCTAAGTGAAGGTCCCCTGGTTTAGCCGTCGCCACAGACTGAGCGGTGTAATACGCCGCATACATAGTCTGTGAATCATTATAGGAATCTACCGCAAAAGTGCCAATTGAAGGGCATACGTCGGTAATTAGGTTTGTCGCGCTGCTCAAAGTGAATGATGGGGAGGCGCCGCTTAGATCCATCGATCTCATTATGAGATTAACTGAACCAGAGCCTCCATAATAAAAGAAGTACAGGTGATCAGTCGTGGATGAGTACAGCATCTGCGTCTGAGGAGCCATGGTCAAGAACTCAAGATCTGAGTTAAACGTAGATCCATGTGTGGTGTCTCTTGACTGAGAAGCAACCTCTATGATCGGAGATACTTTGATCTGAGTCCCTGCCTCTTTCAACTCCACAAAACTTTTGTACGTCGGACTTAAAGATGCGCCAGCCTTGAAAGGTATTGTCTGAGTCCACAGATAAACGTCGAGACTTCCGGACGCCGTGACAATTCTCTTGAATGCCACCGGGCCAACTTTGGCCTCATTTGCCTCGTGAATATTGTCTTGCTCTAATTCGGTCGCTAATATCTCGCCGACATCTTTATACTTTTGATTGTCGGCAACTGTGGCGTAGCCTCTCTGGCCATCAAACATCAGACTGGTTCGATTCAAAGAGCTAAGCCTTTGACCAGACTCAGGATAAACAGTGTCGTAAGGTGTAGATCCAGAACCCGATTGAGCCTGAACGATAAACCCCTTACGCTTTTTAATCTCTCCAAGCTTGTTGATTTGGATATTCTTGCAATCCTTAAGAGTCCCAACCTTTGATGCAACATCATTGGTCTTCTGCGTAAGTCCTTGAGCGAACGGGACTGAGATAATTTTCTTTCTTAAGGCCATTAAAACACCCAGAGAGAGACTGTCACGTTTGCCGAACAGTTCAGAATAAGAGAGTTTTTCGGAGTTTTGTTCACTGCTGAGGATGTAGATATTACTGAGTTAGCAGTGCGATTTACCACAATGTACCCAGCTGGGACTCGATCAAGGCCATGGGGGATGTCATTATCTTGCCCTGTGGTCATTTCGATGCCTGTTAAAAGCCTGCCATCAATCAATGGGCATCTTTCAACAAAATCAGCAATTTCCTGAGTTCTGTATTCAACAAAACTCACGTCTAAATCTAGGGATTTAAGAGCTCGCCCAAAACGAGTTGCCATGTCTTACCCCCTAGTAGCGTAGAATGAAGTCGTTTCTATATCGACCCTTGCGGACATCACGAATAGAAAACGAGCCACTGACATCTCGCGGTGATATTGCGCGAATGATTCTTGATGCCAATTGCCCTTTCTCAAGCTCTAGTTGCTTGGTGTCGGCTTCTTCTTTCATAAGCATACGGATTGCAGTCGCTACAACCACGTACTCCTCAAAGCCTGGGATTACGTTTTCAATCTCTGTCACCGTAGACGAAAACTGCGTTGCCTGCGGGACATAGTAGAGCGTGATAGAGCCAGACTGTGAGTTGTTGGGAATAAGCTTAATCTTGTTCCCTTCGACCTTGTACATTGGCTCAGCCAATCGGTCGATAACTGCATAGGGCGTATTGTAGACGTTGCGTTCAGAAAAGGAGTAAGCCTTGAGCGATGAAGTAATTCCACCGGAATTGTAATCAACGCCCAAAGCCTTGTAAAAATCATCCGGCAAGTTAGCGCCCCCGGTCGCAATGGGGACGCTATAAGCTTGCTCAGAGACAAAATAGTCTTCGAAGCTTTTGACCATAAAGTCATGCAACTCAGAGATGCTTGAGTTCAGGTAGTCCTGAATCTCCGCGTCACTTACGAAGGAACTATTCTCCATGTCGGCGCGGCGACGCGCACGAGTTCTTAAATCAGATTCAGTGAACGTCGCCATTGCCCCACTCCTTACATGCGCATGTCTAGGTAGTCATCAAGAGCATCGACGAACGCACTGCCGTCTTCTTCCTTGATGGCCATAGCCATGCGCTTGCCCGCATCTTCTTTTGCCTTGCCGTAATCATCATCTGAAGAACCCTCGGCATCCTTGCCTTTGTTCTTCTCTAGAATCATGACCGCAAGGCCTTTGCCCTTGCCCTTCATTACTTAGTCACGCTTGTGTTCAAGAGAAACATGGTAACAAAGAAAGCATCGCCGTCAACCAAGTCCTGACTCGCTGTAACGACAACACTTGGTGTCCCAAGAACTGGCGCAACCGCAGAGCCACCTGAAACGTTTTCAGAAACCGCTTCAATAAAAGCTGCCGTGCCTCCGCCATCCGTGGCTTTCGTCACCTGAATAGCAAGTGCAGCTTCATACTTGTCGGCAAGTTTAATTCTAAACATTTTGTCAGTTAAACTTGTTCCTGAGTCAGACCCCCACTCAACGGACTCAATGCCATTGGTAGCGATATCGTTACCATCCGAATCAGTTAGAACCGCAGTAGCATTAACTGTAGCTCCTTCGGCAGCAAGCTTTACTTTAGTCGCAATGATCTTCACTTCCCGATTGGAAGACTGAACATCAAAAAAAGTTCTGTTAGCCATCTTTCACTCTCCTTATGCTAGAGCGACGCGGCTGTTGTATCCTGGTGCGGTGCAGCTAAGGTTTCCGTAGAAACCAACGCGCAATTCGTATGCGTCGTCACCTGCTTCGCGAAGCATTCGGTTTCCGTCAAGATCAAGGATATGCGGAGCAGCACCAAGGCTGTTCAATGTCCAAGTATCCATCTGGAGAAGATACGCCACGTCTGGAGTACAGTTCTGGTCAGCAACAATCCTGATTGGGCCTTTTGGTCCGATGATGCTGAGAGCTTGAAAGCCAACATCAGCGTCGTCGCTGCTTACTTTGTCGTAAACAACCTTAGAACCAAGAGCTTTCTCAAGGTTTGCAAACTGAGTGTAATCCATGAAGCAAGTGTCAGGTGAGCCACCTTCACGAGCAAGACGGCTTGCTGCACCGATAAGTGCTTCTTCGATTGGCATTGAAGAGCCATCGAAAGGAACGCCTGCAAGACGGGTACGGTCAGCAGTTCGGGTTACACCGAAAAGGTCTGCTGGGGTTCCAGTTGGAATCCAAGCTTCAAGACCAGAGATCTTCTTTCTGTCGTTTCCAGTAGTGTAGTCACCTTTTTGGAAAAGAACACGATCAGCAGCCATACCAGTAGATAAAGCAGTCTTGATTGTAATGGTGCCTAGATCACGATCTACCGATTCGATCTCCATGTCGGCACCAGCACCGCCGTCAAGGCCTGTTGCTGTACTTGCCGCTGAGTTGAGAACCATGCCAACTTCAAAGTTGGTGATTTCTTCAGGCTTGCTCAACGTCAAAGTGAGGGTGTCAACAGAGCCTACAGTACCAATCTTACCAGAGCCATCGCCATACATACCAACCGCAATTGAGCGAGTAAGTGACTGAATAGCGCCGTCAATCTCAAGAGTTGCATACTTAAGGAATGCGTCAGCACGGCCTTCAGTAGCCTTGATGGTTTCGCCTGCGATGCTCGCGAAAGAGTAATCTTTCACACGAGTAAGAACGAAGCGAGCGAGGCTGGTCGCGGTGTTAAGATCTTGACCGGTTCCGAAGGTCGCTGATCGTCGGTTTGAGATGCCGTACTGAGTTGGAATCGGCATATTCTCACCGCCGAATTGCTCGTATTTGCTTACGAGGGCGAGAAAAGGGTTGTCTTTGTAAACCATGTTTTTGACGGTAAGGTCTTTATAGTGTTCCTTAAGCGCCTCTGAAACATTGGCTAAATCGAGAATTGGTGATGCTGCCATAGCTTAATCTCCTACTTAAACAGAGTTGACCCGTACTTATTAACAAGCAAATCGATAGACTGCTGCCTACTAAGCTTCTTGGGCTTATCCCCTGGTGCCCTTTGCACCTGGGTGTTTGTTAATGTTTTCGGTGGCGTTTTTTGAGCGGCCTCAGCCTTCTCTTCTGCTTGCCCCGCCTCGGGCTCTGTTTTCGCTGGAGCAAAGCGCTCTTTGAGTCGCTGCTCTAGTTTTGGAACTGCGAGATACTTTTCTGCTTCAGCCTCGTAGTAGTCCTCAACCATCTTAGCCGCATCGTCGTAGCTCATCACTTCCTGCGTGCTGTTGTAATGTTCCTGCATCACTTCAGCGACGACGTGGTAAGCATTGTTAGCTTTAACGAAGTCGAACTCACTTGTATTGTCCACGAAACTTTTAATCTCGTCAACAAATGTCGAATATGTGTCTTGATACTTCTTAGCTTCTTCTTTCTTCAGGAGCTCAGCTCGCTCTGCCTTCATAGAATCAATCTCATCTCGAAGACGCTTCATCTCCCCTGCCATTTTCTGCTCAGGAGTAATCTCGCCATCTTGAAGGACTTGTCTGCTAAGAGCTTCGTAGTCTAACCCTAGCTTCTGCATGACCTCGTAAGGGTTCTCGCGTGCAAGTTTCTGTAGGTCATCGTAGGTAGAGACCGTGCCCTTACGTGCATCAAGCTCTTGCTGAACACGCTTCATTTCGTCACGCTCTTGGCGCAACTTTTTTTGCTCGCGAGCTAGTTGGGCAAATCGCCTGCTGAATGGGTCGGGCGCTGGCTCGGGCGGAGTTCCTGCATCGCTGCCCTCCACTCCATCGTTATTATCATCCGCTCCAGTTGTTTCATGTGAAACGTCGTCTCCTCCAGAGGTTCCTCCATCAACTCCTCCAGAAGATTCTCCCATATCAGGAACTGGTTGAACCTCTTCTGCAACTTGACCCTCTTCAGTCATATTCTCTCCTTAAACTGGCACACCTTCCATCGCGGCACCAGTTACTTGTGGGGCTGGCAATTCGGCTTCTGCCAGCGCATCAATGGCTTCCTTCGGCGGTGTTGCCGTAGGCGTTAGTTCGGTGGGAGCGGGACCACCGGCGGCTGGGGTTCCTCCTGGCATGGCAGCGACAGGTGGTGCCGGTGGCTGGAGTAACTTGAAACACTCCTGCATATATCGACGCATCAAATCTAGCCGGTCTTCAGGGGCACCGTTAATCTTCGCTTCGATATAAGCCCGCTGGAAGAACTGTAGGTGAAGTTGCAGGTTACTAAAAGGCTCAGGTGGGTAATATTTGCCCTTCTCCAGAATCTCCTCAACCAACATCTCGGCCTCATCAAGTGGAGCTGTAGCCAACTTGTTGTATTGCTCAATGTCTGGGAAATCTAGAAGACTGCGAGTCTCCGCCTTATCAAGCAGCCCTGCCTGCGACATCTCAATGACTGTCTGCAAGCGTGCGGCTGGCGTGGTCGGGAGAAGACTCGCTGGGTATACCTTCATTCGGTACTGGTCTTCACGCAGATTAATATCAGACCACTTAATCTTCTCAATCTCTTTGTCACCGTAAGAGATGACTTCGTAGGTTTTGCCTTCTTCAGATGCGTCTTTGGCTAGGTCAATCATCTGACGCGCAATCTCTAGGAACGCCGCTTCGTAGGCTTGGCCAACAATGACAAAACGCTCAGTCTCGATGTCGCTGTACTCACGCAAAGCAACACCAGATTCCAGACCCGCGGGCTTGAGGCTTGTCGCAGACAACTGACTGATGCCAGAGACTTCATACGCCCGATTGTAGAGTCGGTCGAGATGGCTAAACACTTCGCCCGCTACAGTCTGAGGCACGAAGAAACGCGGTGGCTGACCCTCGTATTCGATGATACCCCAGGTCTGGTTGTTAATCTGCTCTTTGGCTACCTGTGACCCGCGCTCCAAGAATACCTTCGGTGTCGCAAGATTCATCTGCTCCTGGATGTTCAGGAGAAGTTGATTGATCTCTGCCTGGATGCCACGGAGTTGCTCAGCCAAACCTTGGCCATAGTAACCAAGCATACGACGCGTCCATCGGAGAGTTACAAATGGAAAGTAATCTTTCTCATACTTCTCATCAAAGAGTGTAGCGCCATCGATACAGATAACGTGTCGGCCATCGTCACCACCAGAGACAGACGGGATGTGCCACGCCTCGATGACTTCAATCATATCACCAGTATTGTAGCTTCGGTCCTCTGGATCACATGGGTTTGCTGCTGCAATCTCCTTGCGATGGTTTGGATAAAGACCCGCTACGACTTCGCGAGGCATAACCTTACGTTGAAACATAGAACGCGGCTCACCATACCGAGCTTCATACTCATCAACGATAACTTCACTAGGAAAGACGCGCTCAACCTTGACCTGGTTGTCTTCAATGAACACCTTAAGAACGCCGGTGCCGAAAACGCAGCTATCGAGAAAGACGCGCTGCATCACGTTATAAAGGTCAACCTGGTAAAACATCCCATCAACAAACTTAGTCAGTAACTTTGCCTTGCGCTTGAGGCTGAAATCACCGCCACTTGTTAAGAAGATTGGGCGTGGTCTCGTTTTGGCAATCTTAGCAGTAACCGTATTGCAGCACGACGCGATAACGTTGAAGGTAACACGCTCGTCATCAAACACTGCCCCA